CGATTGCGCCCAAAAATGTTGTGGTGAGCGTGCTGGTGACGACCCCCACGCAGGGGGCTAATTCTGGCAACAAGCCCCGCGCTCCGCGTGATTGAGCTGGCCTCCCTCATAGTAGCCCTAGGAAAGGCCATTCCTTTCATTTCTAGGCTACTTTCCGAGGTGGAGCGTATCAGGGTAGCCCAAACCCACAATGCCATCGATAAAGCCATTACAGAGGCCCGCAAAGGGCCTTCTGTGTGTCCTAGCCCTTCTTGCCCTCTCCGGGTGCTACACCACGGGGCAGGTGGACAGGTTCCTGAAGCACCCCGAGTTTAAGGCGGCGGCTCAGTTTGCCCCCAACTTCACCTCGGAAGTGCTTCACGCTTTGGCAGAAGCGGAGAAAAAGTCGTGGTAGGATAGGCCAGATGCTCCAAGCCAAGGACTACATCGTTGCCGGGACCCCAGTTGCGGCGTCCATCACCCTATCTCAGGTGAACCAAGTGGCGGCTCTCGTGGGCACCCTTCTTGGAATTGCATACCTACTCTGGAAATGGCGGAGGGAGGCCAAGTGAAGAAGGCAGATATGCCCTGCAACCAGCCGATGAAGAGCTGGAGGGCGGGGAAGAAGAAGGTGGTGAAGGCTTGTGCGAATGGACAGGAGAGGATCGTCCATTTCGGTGATAGTTCGATGAAGGACTTTACCCAGCACCGCTCCAAGGAGCGCCGTAAGTCCTATTGCGCCCGTTCCGGTGGGATTAAGGGTGGGGAAGGCAAGCTCTCTGCCAACTACTGGGCGCGTAAGGTGCTTTGGTCCTGTTAGCCTCCTCCCCTAGCGGGGAGGTGGAGGGGAAACTCAATTTCAGTCAAACTAATTCCTATGAGCAAATCAGGCGAGCGTTACAAGACCAAGAAGGACAAGATGATGCACGAGAAGGGAGAGGGCAAGAAGGAGCGTATGATGGAATACGGCTCTATGAAGATGCGTAACCACGGGACCTCCCGTAAGAAGTGCTCTTAAGATGCCTCTCACCAAGAAAGGGGAGAAGATAAAGGCCTCGATGGAGGCCGAGTATGGCAAGGAGAAGGGCCAGCGGGTGTTCTACGCTGCGGCCAACAAGGGCACGATTAAGGGTACGGATTTCAAGCGGAAGCGGCGGTAAGTGGTAGGATAGGTGTATGCCTGTCCTGTCCACAGTTGGTGCTGCCTCTTTGCGGGCGTTTGGGGCCTTCCGTCAGGGGACGGTTGCGGCCAACTTCATTTCGGCTACGGGCGGCACGGTTTACGTTGATCCGACCAACGCAGACTACAAGATTCATCAGTTTACGTCGAATGGTACGTTTGCCATCTCTGCCGCTCCAGCGAGCCCTTCGGTTGAGGTGATGATGGTTGGCGGCGGCGGAAGTGGCTTGTATGGCGGCGGCGGGGCTGGTGGCTACGTCTACAGATCTTCCTTCACCGTTTCTGTTGGGTCGTTCAGCGTTGTAATTGGCGCTGGCGGTGGGGGAAGTGGAGGAGACACCACGTTTTCCGGTCTAGTGGCTCTTGGTGGTGGTGGTGGCGCAGGCAGCAATGGCGGTAGTGGTGGTGGCGGTGTAGACGGCAATGGCGGTGCTGGCCTTCAACCTACCTCGGCCACCGGAGGATTTGGCAACAAGGGTGGCGATTGGACCTCTTTCGGTTATGACGGTGGCGGTGGCGGTGCCGGAAGTGCTGGCGGAATGCCGTTTGCTGGTAGCGGAAGGACTGCGGACATCATTTCCTCGTCTGGCACCTATGCCACATTTGCAACCGGCGGCACCGGCAACTTAAACAGCGTATCGACTGCATTCCCTGCCGTGGTAGCCAATTCCGGCAATGGCGGTTGGGGCGGCGGATACGATGATTCAAACGGCAATCCTGTAAGCTTTGGATCTGGTCAGGCTGGCATTGTCCGCATCCGCTACAAATTCCAATAATGGCACGCTATTCCAAGTTTGGCGCTCTCGACTCGGCCATTGTTGATGATGGCGACGTAGGCTTCACGAAGGTGAACAACCGCCTGCGGCCTGACCAGCTCAAGGCTGGCGAGGTGGCGGCTAGTTCCAACGGACGGATGGACATCGAGGGCGCTTGGCAAACCCGCAAAGGGCTGGAGAGCTTCGGTCCCACCCTGACGGCCAACACGGAGTCCATCCGGCTGGCTAGCCCTCCGGTGTGGTATCTCTACGCTACGGCCAGCATCTCCTCGGCTAGCCGGTCTGGCACCACCGTAACGGTGAATACGGCCACGAACGCCTTCGTGACCAACACGCTGGTGAACATTGCCGGGGTGAGCGGAACGATAGACCCCACGGGTAACCGGGTGATTACGGTGGTAAGCACCACCCAGTTCACCTTCACGATCCCCGGGGCCACGGGCAGCGAGACGTACACGGTGAGCTCTGGTGTGGCTGGACCGGCCAAGCTGACGGCTACGCAAACGACTGGCGTCTACGGCTCCTGCCTGTTCTCCGACCCGTCCAGCCAGAACGCCAACTACATCATCCGCGCCACCAACCAGAACGCCATTGCCACCCCTGTGACCGGCGGGTCGTCCACGACCATCACCTACCCTGCTGGCGTTTCCATCTCGGCGGATGTCGAGCTCCTGCAATGCTTCGACAAGGTGATTATGTTCCGCGAGGGAGAGGCGGCGCTGGAGTGGGATGGAGACCTGTCTGGAAGCCCTGCCTTTACGACTGTGGCCAATGGAGTGTACACCCAGCCTGTCTACTTTGACGCAGCCGGGAACGCCTCCATTACGGACGGCGTGGTCACTATCACAGCCAATTCACACGGGCTGGCTGTTGGTGACACGGTGTACGTCATCGACCGGGCGTCCTCCGAGCTTCAGGAGGGCGACTTCCCGTACACGGTGAGCGATGTGCCCACGGCCAACAGCTTCAAGTTCCTTGGGCAAGTGCCGGACATTGCCTCTGACCGCATCGTGGTGTCCAAGAAGATAAGCTCGGGCAAGGGCTTCATCCATATGCCTGCCCCGGGCTGGGGCTACTACCACCAGCGGCGCCTGTGGGTGCCATACTGGTACGAGCCGGGTACTGGTTCCTACACCGACAGGAATGTCAGGGATGAGATCATTGCCTCCGACATTCTGGACAGCGACACCTACGACCGCATCCAGAACCAGTATCGGATTACGGCTGGCGTGGCCGACTATGTGGTTGGGCTCCAGGCCTTTGCCGAGGACAACCTTCTGGTCTTCAACCGCAATTCCATCCATCTGGTGAGGGGAATCAGCGGGTCGGTGGCAGACACCTCCGTGCAGATGGTGACATCTGAGGTGGGGTGCGTAGCCCGCCGGTCCATCCTCCAGATTGGGAATCAGGTGCTATTCCTCTCCGACAACGGAGTGTACGCAGCCGCGTTTGGCGACCTCTACAATCTCAGAGGTGCTGGCGTCCCGTTGTCGGAGCCTATTGCAGCCACCATCCAGCGCATCAACAGGGACTACGCCGACAAGGCCGTAGCTGCCTACTTCGACAACCGCTACTACCTCGCGGTTCCTTTGGATGCGTCCACGACCAATAACGCTATCCTCATCTACAACTTCCTAAACCAAGGCTGGGAGTCGCTGGATAACACGGGTCAAACGGGCTGGGTGATCGACAATTTTGTGGTTGCCGAGAACAGCGGGTTTGCCTCCCTGTACACCGTAAGCCCCAATGGCTCCATTCACCGGCTGGATGGGCGAGAGGATGGCAATGACAACCTGTCCATCTTTGCTGGGGTGCCTGCCACCATCTACCCCATCTCCAGCAGCGTCACCACCCGGCAGTATTCCTATGGGACGATGGACCGCAAGAAGTTCAATTCCTATGAGTTCCACATTGAAAGCTCTGCTTCAGAGTCATCGAACGCGACGTTCTCGGCGGAAGTGGAGAATCCTGATTCCACCTCTACTCTTGGCACTCTCTCAGGTCTCCTTGGCACCAATCTGGCGGTAGCCGAAGATGCCTCCGTGCGTGGTAGAATTGGGAACAAGCGCGGCTATGGCATCCAGATGACGGTGGCCCCCACGAACGGGCGACCCAAATTGAGGGCCGTAAAGGTGCAAGCGATGCTTACCGACCCAACCATCTCTCAAGCCTCCTAATATGCCCGTCCTGTCCAAAGGCACCACGTTCGCCACGGGAGATGCCCCCACGGCTACCACGCTCAACAATCTGGTGGATAATGCCACCTTTGCAGCCGATGCCGTGGACAACGCCACCACCCAGCTTTCCGGTGGGGCGGTTATTGTTAAGGATGGGGGAATCACCCCAGCCAAGCTGTCCACGGGTGGCCCTTCTTGGACCTCTGGCGGGGCCCTGACGGCAACGTCGATCCAGAACAGTCCTATTGGCTCGTCTACGGCCTCTTCCGGCGCGTTTACGACACTTTCTGCCACGGGTACTACCTCCATCTACGAAGTGCTGGAAAAGGCTTCTATTGCGGCCACTTCGCTTACAGGGACGGTGAACTACGATGCCCTTGCCGGGGCGGTGCTCTATTGCACCTCAAATGCATCTGGCAACTGGACCCTCAATGTCCGTGGAGACGGCTCTAACACCCTGAACAACGTGATGGCCACGGGCGACAGCCTGAGCTTGGCGGTGCTTGTGACTCAAGGGTCAACGGCCTACTACCAGTCCGGCTTCCAGATTGACGGGTCCAGCGTGACTCCCAAGTGGGCGGGCGGCACCGCTCCCACCGCTGGCAACGCCAGCAGCGTTGATGCCTACACCATCACCATCTTCAAGACGGGATCGGCTACCTTCACCGTCTTCGCCAGCCAGACCAAGTTTGCCTAATATGGTGTACCAAGCCACAGAGGAAGTCGTTGCCATTGAGCCGCAATTTGCGGATGTGGCTACCTCCGTTTCATCCAAGCAGGCCATCGAGCTACAGAAGATCGAGGTGCTTGAGCGCTCGTTGCTCAACGCTCCGCAGGTGGACTTCCCACTTGAGCACGCCTTCGCGCCCAATGTCTACATTCGGCAGATTACGATGCCGAAGGACACGATTGTGATCGGGCACCAGCACAAGACTGAGCACTTCAACATCGTGCTGTCGGGCAGGGCCAGCGTGTATTTCGAGGGTCAGATGCGGGAAATCGTGGCACCCTGCATCTTCAAGTCCTCTGCCAACGTGCGGAAGGTGCTGTTCATCCACGAAACTATGGTGTGGGCCACCGTACATCCTACGTCCGAAACCAATCTCGATAAGCTGGATGAGGAGCTCATCATTAAGAGCGAGTCCTTCAAGCAACACCAGATCGACATCGCCAAGGCTAAGGAGCTAATGAACAACCAAAAGGAGACACTCTAATGGCTTGGGCAGCACTCGGTGCAGCAGCAATCAGCGCAGGCGCTCAGGCGTATGGCGCCAACAGGGTGGCCAAGGCGGGGAGGGTGAATGCACCCCCGCCTCCCGAGCCGGTGGACGCCGGGAGGGCTGCTCGTGCCTATCTCCTCGGGATGTCCGATCCCGATTTACAGCGCGACCTAATCAACGCTGAGGGCACATATCGCCCGCAAAACCTCATCAACACGGCTCGGGACGTTCAGACCAGCCTGATTGGTACGTCAGAGAGCAAGGGCACGCTGGACTTCCTTAGCGACTCAGCCGACCGGATGGCGGCGCTTAATCAGCGCCTCAGCACTCAGAATGTTGAGTATACGCTGGATCAGTTGAAGGCCTATGGGCCAGAGGCTACTGCTGCCTATATGGCGGCCAACCCCGGCTTCGCCAATGCGGTGAAGCAGATGGAGAGCCTTGGTGGTCGTCAGGTGAGTGGCTACCTGAATGCGATGGGCGACTTGGCAATGTCGCCCGGGACTGGGCAGCAGATTACGGCCCGTGGCATCAACGCTCCGGCTAACGTGCGGGCCGACCAAATCACTTCCGGTGGCACGCTCACCCCTGAGCGGGTGGCGGCTGAGCGGATTGCGGCTGAGCGAGTGCGGGCAGGACAGGTGCAGGCGGGAAGCATTGGCGCGGGCATTCTAGGAGAATCCCTGTACCAGCAGGCCCTTCAGGGCCAGCAGCTCAGCCCCCTGTCGCAGGCCCTTCAGCAGCAGGGTATGGCTCGGGCAGCCACCCCGGGCCAGCTCTCTGCTGAGGAAATCCGTGCGGCTACGCAGGGCTCCCGAGAGGGCTATGCCAGTTCTGGCCGACTGATGGACAATGCCTCCATCACGGGTGAGGCTCTTGCTCGTGCGGGTGCAGCCCGTGAGCGCTCTGCTCAGGACATTGCGATGGCGCAGCAGATCAATCAGCAGCTCCTTGGGGCCCAGCAGATGGGCCAGCAGCTTGCCACGGACGTTCTTCGCACGGACATTCAGCGCCAGCAGGCCAACGTGGGCAACCAGCTTCAGGCTGGTCAGTTCAATGTGGATGCGATGCTGCGTGGCGACCTCGCCAACCAGCAGACCAACCTTCAGGCCAATCTGGCCAATCAGGACGCCTTCCTCAAGGCGGCGCTGGCCAATCAGCAGACCGGGATGCAGGCCGGGATGTTCAACATCCAGAACCTTCAGGACGTACAGCGGCTCAATCAGCAGGCCAATCTGCAAGCTAATCTGGCCAATCAGCAGATGGGCTTCAATGTGGCCCAGCTCGGCTCTGAGCAGGACCTTAGGGCTCAACTTGCCAATCGCCAGTTTGGTCTGGACGAGCTTACGGCTCGCTTCAACCGTCTCAACACCACGACGGGGATGGAGCAGAATATGCTCAACGCCGACCGTTCGTTTGCCAATCAGTTGGCCAATCAGTATGGCAACATCACGCCTGCTGCGCTGGCCCTGTCTGGCATTGGTCGCAATGCGGACGCCATCTCGATGGGCGGCAACGCCCTGAACACGGCGATGAATATGTCCACGCGCAACACGCCTGAGCTGTTCAACCTAGATGCTGGCGTCAATCTGGCCCTCGCTAACAACGCCAACACGGCCAACTACAATGCCGCCGTGGCTGGCGCCGCTGGTGCGGCTGCCGGGGCCAATGCAAAGGTCACCGGGGATATGTACGGCAACATCGCCAAGGGCCTTGGAGCTGCGGCTGGGAACATCAACTGGGGGAATGTGTTCGGAGGCAACACGACTTCCTCCACGCCCCCTCCTTCACTAGCCAAAACCGGAACCCCGTGGAGCGCCCCCGGCAGCGGATTTAGCTACGGAGGCGGACGCTAACTAAACAAAACTATGGCAGCTATTGGCTCAGGCATCAATCCGGCCCTTGGCCGTGTAGACTATTCTCCCTTCCTGCAAGGGGCGCAGATGGCTGCACAGGGCCGGATGCAGGGCTCCAATGCTCTTACCGAAGGCGTCTCGCAAGGCTTTCAGGACTACCTGAAGAAGCGTGAGCAGAATGCCGTTTTGGAAGGCCGCAACGCCTCGTTAGTTCAGGCCTTCACGCAGGACCCGACCCTGAAGCAGTTTGCCCCCAATCAGAAGGCCTTGGATGGCCTGATGGCCAAGATGGCAAAGGGCGGCGGACTGACGCTGAACGACAACATCAAGCTCAATGCCGAGCTTCAGACGACTGTGGATATGGCCGAGAAGGCCCGCGAAGCAAATCGTCAGGCGGAAAACGTAAAGTACGTCCAAGCTCAGACCAAAGCCTTGATGGACAAGGCGGCTGAGGATAAGCGTGTGCGTGATTCGATGTCGGCCACTATGGCCGAGATTGGAAAACTTGGCCCCGGCGCTACTCTTCAGCAGATCATCAACATTGGTGTCGCCAACAATATGCCGCTGGATAACCTGCGGTCGTTGGTTGGAATGAACATTGACGCCGCTCAGTTTGCTAGCAACCTTAAGATTGCCGATGAGAACCTGAAGCGGGTTGAGAACGAAAACCTAGAGGCTGAGCGCAAGAGGAAGGCATTTGCCGATACCGTTAAGGCGTTTAACGGACAGACCTATCGCATCATTGATGCACAGGATGGTACGAAGGTATTTGAGCGCCTCAACCTGATTGACGGAAAGATGGAGGCTGAGGTCTTGAAGCAGGGCTCTCCTGCTGCGGCTATTCAGCAAATGATCTTCCGGCAGGACGAAACTGCCAAAATCTACGCAGAATACGTTGGCCTGATTAATCGAGGAGATATGGATTCTCCCGAAAACATCTCGATGCGAGATAAGTTGGCCGAGAGGTACAACATCATCAACAAGGACCCGGCAGGCCTTGGCGTTGAGCGTGGCGAGCTAGATAGGAAGTGGGCAGGTGGCGTTATCAACCCGGATGCCGCCCCGAAGGGGGCCGGTGGCTCTTCGGGCAAGTCTAGTGGCATCAAGAATGTTTCCCCTGCGCCCGCTGGGGCCAAACCTACGGCTGCTGCTGCTCCAGCTTCTACTGGTCCCAACCTCGGACTTGCCGCTGCATCCACGGGCTTTATGGGCGGCGCCCAGCCCTTTGGGAGCCCGACTCGTACCTCGACTCAGACCCCCACTCAGACCCCGCAGCAGGACACTAGCATTGGTGCTCCGGTGCCGCCTCCGGCCCCGAATGTCGTCCTCCCCCCTCGCGGGGTTGACCTAGGGTCGGCTGCCGCCTCCACGGGGTTTATGGGGCAGGCTCCTGCGGCCCTGCTCAATTCGATCCCTCCCCGGCCTCGGTCCGAGCCCTCCGCCATCCCGTTTGGTATGGAGCCCACCGGGCCTTCTTTCCGGCCAATCGAGGACGTTGGTCAGGAGATTGATCGCACCTTTGAGGTTGGCGCTAGGGTTGTTGGCGAAGCCGCCAAGAAGGTGTCTAGGAACTTCGTCAATCAGGTGGTTCCCGAGATCAAACGGGGCGCTGAAGTCACCTTGGAAACTGCCAAGCGCATCGTCAGGGTTCCGGCTAGGAACCTTGAGCAGATGGTCATCCCCGGACTTGAGGCGGTCGGAAGGGACGGTATTCGTCTGGTTAAGGCGCTTGCTAACATCGAGGACTACGCTCCTAGCAAGGAAAGCATTAGCCGCCTTCCTAGCGGCAAGGTGATGTCCATCAGCCAAATCTTGGCTGACCCGGAGGCTGCTGGATTTGGCCCCTCCCTTGCGGCCACGGCCCTCACCACCGTAAAGCTAGACTCCAAGGCTCAGCGCATCGCTAACGAGCTGCTGGAGGACTACCAGCGCAACCAAGCAGGCTCTCGCGGGGCGGCCCCCGTGCCCAGCCTTCGGGCAAGCAATGCCTCGATAGGCAGCGAGGGAGACCTGTATGGGATGCCCAAGCTGCGTCGTGGTGATGCCATCAATCAGGTGTCCGAGCGGCCCATAGCCTTCCGCCCGCAATACTCCAAGGCCGAGCTTGAGAAGAGCCGCAAGGAAAGTCGGTCCCTCACGGACAAGATGATGCGGGATCAGGAGCAGCTTCGCCAGCTTGAGCAGATGATGCGCTCCCGTCGCAGTCGCCGTTGATCGCTTTCCTCTTGGGCAATAGGCTATGATAGAGCTATGCCCAAGTTTACGGTAAGCACCAAGTATGGCGTAATGGAGGTTGAGGCCGACACCCAGCCTTCGGCGGCGGAGGTGGAGAGCTGGATCGGGAGCAATCAGGCCAATCAGACGATTCAGGAGAACAAGACGGAGGTCGTAAACGCGGCCCAACCGTCCATTACTACGACGGCCATTGGTACGGCCTTGGAAGTTGGCCTTCCCATTGTGGGCGGCATTGCTGGCGCTGCGGTCGGAACGGTGCTTGCCCCGGGTGCTGGTACGGCGGCTGGGGCTATGGGTGGCGCTGCCCTGATGGGCGGGGCGGCCAACTACATTCGCCAGCTAATGGAGATTGGCGAGGGTGCCCGTAAGGACGTAAGCACGGGCCAAGTGGTGGCCAGCGCTGCCGTGTCCGCCCTGCCTGCCTCCTTGGGCGCCAAGGCCATCCAAGGGGCCTCTGGCTACCTCAAGCCTATTCTCATCCGGGCAGGGCAAGGTGTAGCCACGGGGGCAGGCGCCAAGGCCGTGGAGGTGGCGATTGACGAGAACCGCCTCCCCACTTGGGAAGAGGTGGCCCTGCCTGCCGCTGCTGGCGCTGTCCTAGGCGGCACGCTGGGGGCCGTGGAGCGCCGCTACAAGGTGAACGGCAACCTCATCAGCAATCCTGTAGCGGCTCAGGCCGCTCAGGCGGGAGCTGGAACCGGGGTGGGCCTGTACGTGTACAACGAGGAGCGGGAGAAGGGCAACGAGAACGCTCTTGGAACGGCTGTGATGTATGGCCTGCTCACATATGGTGGTACGCACATCCCCTCCCTGATTGCCCGCAACAAGGAGGCCGCAGCCCGTGGTGCGGTGAACGCCCTTGGGCCTGAGTTCGTGGTCGGTGATGATGTCGTGAAGGGCAGCGCTGGCCTGAAGAACGGCTTTAGGGCCAGCCAGCAATACTCCACCGAGCTGGCCAACGACATCAACAAGCTGGTGGCTGCTGCACCCGATCCGGCCCAAACCTCGGCAGATTGGCTATCTGTGTTGGATGGCGTCGCCTCCCCTTCCGTGCTTCCGGGCGATCTCAGGGAGTATGCTCTTCGTTTTCAAAAGCAGCGTGAGGACAACCTGCCGCTGCTGATTGCTGCCTACCCGAAGATGAAGGACGTATTCGTGAGGAATGAGGACTCATATCGTCGCTTCGCCTATCGGGCCTTTGACGGCAATGCCAAGCGCGGGGTGGACTGGGATGTTCCTGCCGCCCGGGACAAGTTCTTGAGCGAGCTGGCTGACGGGTTTGAGAAGGAGGCGGCGAAGAAGAAGAGCCCCATCACGCGGGATCAGGCTGAGGCCTACGCGGACAACTATATGAAGCGGATGGTGGGCGATGCTGGCCTGCTGGCTTCTGGTGGCGACATCGACAAGACGCTCATTGGCGGGCTCTCCTCCCCGCTCAAGAAGAAGAAGGACCTGTCCCCTGCTGCCCGTGAGTGGCTCGGGATGGTGGACGACCCGGGCACGGCTGCTGGCATCACCCTTCAGGCTCAGGATCGGCTCATCCTGCGGGCCAAGTACGACCGGGATTTGGCCGACTTCCTCATTACAAGCGGAGTGGGCAAGAAGGGCAACACCCAAGGCCTTGATGAGCAGCACGTTCTCCTCTTCGGACAGGAGAATCCCACAATCCACGGCGACCTAGCCGACATCAAGGTGCCCAAGACTTGGGCGGACGCCTATGCCACCGTCAATGACCCCAACCTCTTCGGGGACAACGGAATGGTGAAGAAGTTCCTCGCCTTCTCTGGCTTCTCCAAGGCGATGAAGACGGTGGGCAACATCCCCGAGGCGATGGCCCCGCAGGCCTTTGGCAGCATTGCCTTGGCTGCTTCCAGCGGCTCGGTGAACCCGGTGAACATCTGGAGAGGCTTCCGCGAGGCTGCCTACGATATGGGCTGGCGGGGCGGCAACCTCACGGCCAAGCAGCGGCTGGATAGGCTTCAGGAGCTCAAGTACGCCCGCTCCCTTGGCGTGCTCCGTGGCGGGGCTGACTCGCAGGAGATCACGGCCCTGATGGATTCTGCCCTGAGTAGCGACGGCTGGAAGAAGTTCTACGGCAGGGCCTCCGATGTCTACGGATTTCCTGACACGGCTGTCAGGTTTTCGCTGTGGAAGCACAACGCCAAGAAAATGGAGGCCCTTGGGCCCGAGGGCGTTGCCTTCTTTGGTGGAGATGGCTACTCCAAGACGGAGATCGACAAGGTGGCTGCTCGCCTCACCAACGACACCTTCCCCACCTACGACTTCATCAAGCGCAGGCTGAGGCAGGCCTCTGCCATTGGTGCGGCCAACGCCTTCGGCTCCTTTGAGTTTGAGGTGCTGCGGAACACGAAGAACAACATCGTCCACACCAAGCGCCTGCTAGAGCTTTCGCTCAAGGCCAAGAGCCAGAATACCCGAGAAGAGGCCGCCAAGCAGTTTGCCGAGCGGGCGATGGCATTGGGTGGCGTGGCTGCGGCCACCGCTGCCATAGCCACTTACGGTAGCCGCCTACTTGGCACCAGCGAGCAGGACGAGAAGGACCTGAAGAAGACCCTGCCGCCTTGGGACCGCAATCGTGCGGTGACCATAAAGAAGAACGATGACGGCACCTACACCTACGTGCCGCTCAACTACCTGATGCCGCACGCCAATATGATGGGTGCGCTCACGGAGGCCTTCACCGGAGGCGACCCCCTGCCCAACCTCAAGAGCACGTTCTTTGGCGACGACATTGGCCCCCTGCTCACCAGCGCCACGGAGATGGTGACCAACACCTTCTACGACACGCAGGTGGCCATCACGGAGCCCCGGGATAACGTGAAGCTCTTTGAGCGTCTGGTCACCCGCGCCTTCCTCCCCCAGTTCATCGTCGGCACCCTCACCCGTGTCGAGAAGGGCATTATGGGTGAAACCAACAAGCTGGGCACCAAGTACAACCTGAGCGATCAGGCGATGCGCTTTCTGGGTGTACGCGCCCAGACGGTGGACGTACTCGGGTCGGCATCAGTACGCATCCGTGACGTTGCCCAACCCCTCGGGCAGGAGCTTACGGGCTACAAGCGCATCCTCAAGGGCGCCTACAGCAAGGGCGACGAGTCGCTTGCTGGCATCAACGAGGCGGCCATCTACGAAGAGCGCAATCGTCGTTACGAAGCCGGACAGGAGCAGCTTGGCGACATCTACCGAGCCCTGAAGCGGCAGGCCGAGGGCAGCAAGGCCATCACCGACGACAAGATCATCGACGCCTTCCGTGCGGCTGGCGTCCCCAATCGCCTCATCATTGCCGCAGCGACGGGCCATACGGTGCCTATGCCCCGAGGCATCCACCAGAGCCACGGGGAGATTGTGGAGGCCATTATGGCCGACCCGAAGCGCAGGGCCAATGCCCGTCAAGAGCTTCGGAACATCGCTGGGCCTGATCGGATTATGTTGGGCAGCCTGATGGAGAGCTACGGGGACTACGTGCAGAACGAGCGCCGTGGTCTCACGGGCCTCGCCAAGCTCTTTGGCGGGCTCACGGTGGGAGATGGCGAGCGGGCTGATGCCATTGCCCGTACGATGTCCACCTTCATCCGTAACGGCAGCCCCGAGGTGGCAGACGCCCTCAATCGGTCACTCCGCAGGGCTGGCGTCATCACCCCGCAAGTGCAGCGCCAGATCAGGGATCGGGCCGACCGCTTCTAACCGACCCACTCGCACATCTTGTCCCATTCCTCGGGACAGTCCCATTCGCAGTCGATGAGGAAGGGCCTGCCGCATTCAGGCCCTCCCACCACCTCGCAGCGTAGGTAGTAGCCTCCGTCCGTGCGGGGGGCTTGGCTGGTGACCACGAAGCAGTTCTTTCCGGGATACCACTTGGCGTAGCCACCGTTGCCGTCCGTAGTAAGGACCGTCTCCATCACCCCTGTAAGGCGGAACAGGGGGCTGCCCTTGTCCTCAGCAGGTCCCACGGACGGACACCTCCAGATGATCGCCGTGACTGTTGTGCACCCGCTTCAGGCATAGGTCGAACTCAATCCAGCCAAGGGCACAGGCCGACCGGGCAGCGTCCACGTTGTAGCTCACCTCCCCGTCCTCGTAGGCCTTCAGGAAACTGCCCGTGCGGCCCAGCCAAGGGGTTCTTTCCCGTATGGTGAGGCTTCCCCCTCCCTCCACCAGACGAAGCCTAGGAAACGAAGGAATGCACCCTTTCTTGTGGTCGTGGCCCATCAGATAGAGGTCGGCATCCGCAGTTTGCTGCATCTTCTCGATGGTGTTAAACGTAGCGCCCGGGGTGCTCCCGCCCCCTGCCCCGTGGTGGGCGAAGATATCGAAGCACCCTCCCCTGCTGCGATCCTTGGACTTGTGAGTTTGGATGCTCAGGCGGATGAATGAGCAGACGCCTAGGAAGCGGGTCTCTAGGTTCTGGCAGAGGATGGTGTCGCTGCTCATCCCGCTGTTGAAAGAGAAGAAGTGATTGCCGCCCAGCATCCCAATCAGCCGCCCCTTCATAAAAGCCAACTCCCCACTCATCCGCTCAATCCACTCGCTGTAGAGCTTCTCGATGTTCTTGATCGTGGTGTTATGCAGGCTGCTGCGACTGAGCCCCTCCCGCTCCGAGGTGGACATCCCATCGAAGTAGTCCCCCATCCCTAGGAAGTAGGCGTCCTTCTGGCCCTTGGCGTAGGCCAGAAACTCCCGCCACTTGGTTCCGCAATGCATATCACTATCACGGTGCACATCGCCAAAGGGGATGATCTTGATCGGCCTGTCGCAGGGCTGATTGATTACTACCTTATGGGTGGTGAACAGGCCGGTGGTCTTCATAGATTCTCAATGAACGTCTTATTCGGTCCGAACTTCCTTACCGCGTAAGGGCGGGCTTTTTGGAACATCCACTCTTCGGCGCTTTGCAGGGCGCTTAGATGGTGGAGCTTCGGGGGAAGCTTCGGGATTTCCTTCGGGGATGGCTTGGGCGCCTCCTCCTTCTGTCCGAAGATGTCTAGCTGCATTGGTCACCTCTTGGTGGCACGGTTTGCACAGCACCCTGAGCCCCTCTCTTTCGCAGAAAAGCCTCTCCACAAAACCCGGGAGGTCGGAGAGGCTTTTCAAGGGCCCACACGGGTTTACGTGGTCCAACTGTGTCCCCTTCATTGGAAACCAGCCTTTGCATATCGAACACTCGTACTCCCACTTCTGTTGCTTGGACGGGCCCACGTATGGCCTGCGGGCGCCGTTTCGAGCGTCGTAGTTTACGGGCCAACGAACAAAGGCACGCCGCAAGGCGCTTCGCAAGAACGACCAATAGCGTGCCTCTGTCCATTTGCCGCCAGCCCTAGTTAGTTCAGACTTTGCCCCTCTCACGGTATTTCTTGTCCTTGGCCTTCAGCCAGTTGCGAATGCCAGCCTCGGTCTCAGGCATCCCCTTATACTGGGCGCCTCGCCTGCGGACGTTGGACACCGTGGTGCGGCTGACGCCATACTTCTCGGCCACAAGCTGGTTCTGGGCGCCGGGCTCCTTGATGGCCTTGTCGATGGCGATGATGATCTCAGGATCGGTGATGCGCCGGAAGGTGCGGTCCTTCTGCTTCTCGTCGGGCAGCGACTCGTTCCAATCCATATTCTTGGTGTGCTTCTCCAAGATGATGCGGATGGACCGCATCGTCTCGGATACGTCGAATCCGAAGCTCATTGCTCGTACCCCCGCGCCGGACGCAGCCCGGTGCGTAGCCATTGCAGGCAATGAAGGTAGCCGTGGGCGTCCACAATGTTGTCCTCCTTGGACTTGTGGGCCTCGCGGCGAAGCTTCAGGCCTACCATCATCAGGGCGACATCCTCACCAGTAATCTCGTCCTTGAGCTTCTGGTTGAGGATGCCGCTCCAGATGAGGGCAATGCCGTTGAAGTCGTCGGCGGGTGTGCCGTAGGAGTCGTTGCGGTCCCCGAGGATGAGTTCAAGGGACTTTTCGGAAAGGTTTTCGGAGTTCATCAGGCGGGCTGGTGGGACATTAGCTTGGTGATGGGACGGTCGAACATCATTCCGCAACGGCCCGTGCCGTCGCTGCGACCCTTGGCTTGGATGGCGTCCACGTAGATGAAACGCAAGTCATTATCCGTGAGCTGCTGCATTACCCCGTCAGGCCGGTGGTCAGGCGCATTCAGGAAGATGATGCGGTCGGCGTCCTGTTCCAGATTACCACTCTCGCGGAGGTCAGACATCCGGGGCTCGCGGTTCTCGCGTTCCACGCTGCGGCCTAACTGAGCCAGCAGGACGACAGGCACCTGTAGCTCGATGGCTAGGTCCTTCATCGCCATCGTGAAGCGACCAAGGGCCATATCACGGGTTTCCCCGCGCTCCTGCTGGGCGTCATACCGCTGGAGGTAGTCCACGCAGATGGCCTTGGGCCTGCTCACCTGAGCGAAGGCCTTGGCCCGGGTGACGATGTGGCTGAGCGTCCGGTCTTGGTCGTAGATTTCGATGGGCAACGCCTTCACCTTACCAAGCTCACGCTTGAACACTTCGATGTCGTCCATCGTCGAGCGACCAGCAAGGATGTCGCGGAAGCTAATGCCCGTGGTAGTCTGGGCAAACAACGGGGCCATCTGCTTCACCGGCATCTCTCGGCTGAACAGCAGCACCTTGCCCTGCTTGCACCAATGCTGGGCAATCTGGCGGCAGCAAGAGCTCTTGCCCATACCGGGACGGGCGGACAGGATGATGAGCTCACCGGGCTTGGCTAGGCCGAAGCGCCGGTTCCACTCGGGCCACGGGAAGTCGATGCCCGTGTCCTTGTCCGTGTACGTGCCATCCTGAATGCGCCCGATGAGGGCAATGGCCTCGTCCGAGGCGTCGGCCAGCGTCACTTGCTTGGTGCCAGCGTGATGCTTTGTCAGGAGGTTGTTCACCTCCAGCACGAAGGGCTCTACCCCTCCGCTATGGGCCAGCGTCTTCTCGGCCATCCGAGTGCAGGTGGAGTGCAGCTCACGCATCACGTAGTGCTGACGCACTACATCAATCCAATGGTTGAGCTGGGCCGTGGTGCAGACGAGCTGCGTCATCTCCACGAGGCCCGGGATGCCGCCCACTTCGTCCAGCTTGCCCATCTTCTTCAGCTCCTCAGCCAAGGCATGAAGCTCAAGCGGATGATTGTTCTTGTGCTGCCATTGGATGGCACGCCACAGCTTGCGGTGCTGGGGCAGATAGAAGCAGCCCTCGTCGATGCGCCCATCAATGGCCTTGGCCAAGGACGGCGGGCCATCGAGCAAGATGCAGGAGAGAATGATGCGCTCACCCTCTTCGGAATGCGGAAGGTCGGCGCTCATTACACCACCTCCTTACGGGGGTCGTAGCTACGACGCAGACGCCACAGGACGCAGCAGGCCTGAAACCATTGCCACGCAATCTCCAGCTCGGCCTCGGTGTAGTGGATGACATCCACACGCCCGGGCTCGGTCTTGCTGACGTACACGTTGATGCCCTCGCGCTCCCAAGGGTTTAACCAAGGGAAGG